GATTGCCAAGGGTTTGAAGCTGCTTGGTGTCAACTATGAAGAGCGCAACGAGCCGTTTCTTGGTGCGAGTGGTGTGCATCATCCGCTGCTGAGTGAAGCGGTAACGCAGTTTCAAGCGCAGGCGTACAAGGAAATGCTGCCCGCTGGTGGTCCTGTAAAGACGCAGGTTATTGGTGCGGCGACACAGGTCACTGAAGATCAGGCGCAGCGCGTCAAGGACTTCATGAACTACCAAATTACGGAGATCATGGAGGAGTATGACCCGGACACGGATCAGATGCTGTTCTATCTGCCGCTGACGGGTTCAACATTCAAGAAGGTCTACTTCGACGCCGGCAAGCAGCGGGCTGTTTCGAAGTTTGTCCCGGCGGAGGATCTGATCGTTCCGTATTCGGCGAGTGACTTGAACACCGCCGAGCGTGTCACGCACGTGGTGCGTATGACCGAGAACGAGCTTCGCAAGCTACAGGTCGCTGGCGTGTATCGGGACATTGAGCTTCAAGCAGGAGATGAAGACGATGATAGCTCGATTAGGCAAACTGGCAACGAGTTGCAAGGTGTCCGTCCATCATATGGTGACGATGTTCACACACTACTTGAAATCCATACTGAGATCGATCTTGAGGGGTTTGAGGACATTGACGGAGACGGTGAGCCTACGGGAGTTAAACTCCCTTACATTGTCACTCTGGATGAAGATTCAGGACAGGTTCTCTCGGTGGTTCGAAACTATCGACAGGCGGATCCACTTCGTAGAAAACGACAATACTTTACTCATTTTAAGTTTCTGCCTGGGTTTGGGTTTTATGGCTTTGGCTTGTTACATACTATAGGTGGACTGTCACGTGCAGCGACTTCTATCCTTCGTCAGCTTATCGATGCGGGCACTCTTTCGAATCTGCCTGCTGGCTTCAAGGCTCGTGGTGTTCGTATTCGCAATGACGATGAGCCGCTTGCTCCTGGCGAGTTCCGTGATATTGATGCTCCCGGTGGTGATCTTCGGAATGCTCTTATGCCCCTTCCATACAAGGAACCTTCTGGGACACTTGCTCAACTACTGGGCGTTATCGTCGATTCAGGAAGACGATTTGCCCAAGTCGCCGACGCGAAGATCGCAGATGCTAACGCACAAGCACCCGTCGGAACCACAGTTGCACTGATCGAGCAGGGATCGAAGATTATCTCCTCGATCCACAAGCGTCTTCACTACGGTCAGAAGCAGGAGTTCCGTCTCCTCGCCGAAGTGTTCGCCGACAACCCGATGCCATACCCATACTTCGTTGGGCAGAACATCCCGCCGGAGATCATGCAGCAAGACTTCGATGGTCGTGTGGACATCCTGCCTGTGTCGGATCCGTCGATCTTCTCGATGTCGCAGCGTCTGTCGCTGGCACAGACACAGATGCAGTTGGCAGCGCAAGCTCCGCAACTTCACAATCAGTACGAAGCCTACCGGCGCATGTACGATGCACTGGATGTGAAGAACATCGACGCTATCTTGCCGCCTCCGCAACCGCCGCAGCCTGTTGATCCGGCGACGGAGAACGCGAACGCTGTAAAGGGCATGCCACTTCAGGCTTTCCCGGTTCAAGACCACGAAGCGCATATCATGGCACACGCCATGTTCTTGTCTTCGCAGGTTGGCGCTGCCAACCCACAGGCGTTCATCTTGCTGCTGTCACACGTTCAGGAGCACATCGGTATGCTGGCACGTGATCAGGTTACGGCGTTCTTCCAAGAAGCTGCCAAGCAGGCTATGGCCGCAGGTGAGCCGGTGCCGCAGATTGCACCGGACCTTGTCGAATCTACCGTGGCGCAGCAGACGAGTCAGATCATGAAAGAAATCATGCCGATGCTTCAGCCTGCACAGCAGCAGGATCCGCTGGTGGCTATTCGTCAGCAGGAACTGGAGAACTCGCAGATGGAAGTTCAGCGCAAGATGGCGAACGACCAGATGGACTTCCAGATGGATCAGGCCAAGTTGCAACAGGCTTACGAATTGGCACAGCAACGTCAGGCTCTACAGTCGGACATTGCTGAAGCACGGAACGATGTCAACGTCTACCGCATCAACACACAGGCTGCACTGTCGAGGAATAAATGATCCAAGCACTGATTGGACCCATCGCCTCTCTGGCTGGCACATGGCTCGAGGGCAAGGTCGAGAAGACCAAGGCCGAGACCGGCGCGAAGGTAGCGCGGGCCAAGGCTGAAGCTACGATTATGGAAAAGAAGGCTACGGGCGAGATCGATTGGGATCTTGAAATGGCCCGTGGCAGTCAGTCGTCTTGGAAGGACGAGTGGCTCGTAATTTTGTTCTCGGTGCCTCTTGTCTTGAGCTTTATACCGGGAATGGAAGGAGTAGTCGCCAATGGGTTTGAACAGTTGGAAAAGATGCCTCAATGGTACCAATATTCTTTGGGTGTTATTGTTGCTGCTTCTTTCGGCGTACGTTCTGCTACCAAATTTTTTGGTAAAAAGTAATGCCGATGTGGGACATGCACAATCGTACCACGCCGGAGCAAGCGAGGATTAATCGTGGCCGAAGTAACAATGGAAAGATTCCTGCGGTGGAAGATACTGCCGCGTCTGATGATGATCATGATGTCGATCTCGGCGTGGAGAGTGGTGGAGTGGTTCATGACTCTGCCGGATCCGACACCAGCGCAGGCGGGACTGGTGAGTGTAGTCACGGGGGCCATGACCGGTGCATTTGCGGTGTGGCTGGGTCACGAGAAGGAGAACAGTAAGTAGATGGCACGACCGCGTATCAAGCAGTTTGCTGACGATTTAGAGATCAGCTATGATAAGGCCAAGGGTCTTATCGAAGAGGGTCGTCGTCGCAAGGACGGTGGCACAGAGGTGTTGGAGAGCAGCATGGACAAGATGCGTGGATTTGAGGCTGGAGGCACGTTGTCTCGTGCTGCTAAAAAATTAAGTGAGCGTGAGGCTGAACTAGAAGAAATGGCACGGATCGCCACAGAAGACACAGACATCGACGTGAATGTGGATAAAGGGCCGAAAGACGACCGCAGGACATACGAACCCGCGCGCGACGATTACATGGCGCCACCAAGCGACGAACGAATCCAAGAAATGTTGGATCTTCAAAAAGCTGATAATAAGCGTGGCCGCAACAAACCTCGTCGTAAAGCTGACGGAGGCACCGTATATGCGGAGAGCGGCAAGTACATGTCATGCCGTGGCAAGGGTGCTGCAATCAGGGGCACCAAGTTCTCGGGAGTGTATTAAGATGCCACCAGAGTTTGTTCCCACAACTCGCGGACAACGAGAGCGTTTAGAAGCGCAGACTGGTGGCCGTCGCGGTAGCACCGTTCAAGATAGATACGACCGTTCGGCGGACACATCCACTCGTGCAACTCGCGGCGCAAGTGGTCCGATGGGTGGTTTTGGTCCACCTGTTGGTTTTGACTTCGGCTCTGGTGAAAAAGCAGGAACTCTATCGCAGCAGGAGTTCATGAATGTAACTGGTCGTACTGAAACGAATCCGTACGGCAACGAAGGATTTTTCAGCCGCGTCTTTGGTATCGATCCCAGCAAGATTAGTTACGCTGCAAACACCCCTGGCGGCATCGCTACGCTGAACAAAGTCAATGCGCTGGCCTATGATCAGTATTTGAACCCACGAGATGCACGAGGCAACATTCGCGGTTTTCTGCGCGAGGGGTCGCCCACTCGTTTTGGAACGGTTACCTATGATCCGACGTTAGAGAAAGACCTTGGAATCATGGGCGCTCTTCCGCTAGTTGGGCCGCTTACGCAACGTGCTAATCGCCGCTCCGCGTTGAATATTTCTTCGTACGACAACCCGCTGTTTTCCGAGATGGGCGATATTGGTTTTGAACTCGGCGAGTTTCCTGAAGGTTCTGTGGCGGCGGCACCTGCTGTACAGGCAGCACCGACAAGTGCTATCTCTGACGTTTTCACACCGTTCACGACAGATCCCGAAGAACGAAACTTTATCGAAGAAGACTTCGTGGAAGCGAATCGCCGCGCTACAGACGAGGACTCTCCTGTTTCTCGTGGCATTGTGCGAGAGATCGTTCCTCGCGAGATATTTACTGACGACGTAACGGTGGCTGATGTCATTGCTGCTGCCCCGATGGTGACGACATCTCCTGTTGTTTCGGAAAATCGGATTGTTCAGACACGTAAAGGACAAATTCCTGAGTATAATCCGAATCTCGAAGCACCCGCACCTGCTCCCAGAGAGTCGATACTTGGTCCAGCGACGGATAGGCTTCGGCAGAATATTGATGAGTTCGAAGATTTAAGACGGCGCATGGAGTTTTTTCAGGACGCATATAAGGAGTTTTACTCAGACCCGGATTCGGTATCGACGGCCCTTCCTTCGACAGGTGGTCCATCGGTATCGACGGCCCTTCCTTCGACAGGTGGTCCAATCGATATGATTAGCACGATTCCCCCTCGTCCCATGATGACACCAACATCAAGGCCGTCGCGTGGGCCAACCGCAGCCGAACTGGCTTTCGGCGCACAACTTGAAGCAGATCTTGCACAACGGAAAGCAATGCGATGAAAATCGAAATCAAGCTAATCCCAGACGGACTTGATCTGGCGAAAGAAATTCAAGACGGCATGCCGATTGATCGCATGGTCGGCGCCGACGGTGACGAGGGTGAGTCTTGTCCTGCCGCTACACAGGACATTGATCTTAACCTTGAGAACAGGCAAGACGCGATTGACAATCACAACTACGGGCCGTTGAATCCGAACCTCGATGACACCTCGAAGAATGATTCTTTTTGGCAAAAGATTGCCGACACGTTCAACACGAATATAGAGGCAGCGAAAGAAAGCCGCTGCGGCAACTGCGCTGCCTTCAACGTCACGTCAAGGATCAAGGACTGTATTGCCAAGGGTATAGGGATGGATGATGGCGCCGATCCGTACGAGTCCGTCGAGGCGGGCGACATCGGATATTGTCAGTTTTTGAAGTTCAAGTGTGCGTCGATGCGGGTGTGCGATGCTTGGGTTTCTGGTGGTCCGATAACCGATGCAAAAATGGCGTCGTAATGGACGTTGTAGATTTTATCACA